CTCGTTAGATGGTGAAAAGATTGTAGCCTACATAGGTAGATCAATGCAAAGCTTTTTGAAGCCTAAATTTCTTTTTACCAGAGGGTTCAATAAAAACAAATACCTTTACAATTATCATAGAGCCATACAAAAAGCGCAAGAGAAGTCTTGCCTGTTTATAACTGAAGGTCAAGGGGATGTATGGAAACTTTACGAAGCCGGCGTTGAAAATGCCATAAGCATATTTGGTAAATCAGTAAGCCCAGTACAGAAGTCCATCCTTGAAAAAAGCGGCATCACCAAGCTGGTCGTACTTACAGACAACGATCAGGCTGGAAGAGAAGCCAAGATGAAAATACAAAGGGACATGAGTAGAATGTTCAAAGTTGTATTCCCAAGACTATCTAGAAAAGATGTTGGAGATATGTCTGTAGAAGATATAAAAACAAGCGTGTTACCTCAACTAAAAGGCATGTATTAATGAATATAATTGGAATATCTGGAAAGAAACAAGCTGGCAAAAACACGGCTGCAAACTACCTCCACGGCCTAGTGCTAAAGAAGATGGGTATGGTAGAAGATTTTAACATCGACAACAATGGCGGGCTTGTAATTAAGACGGACGTTGAAGGAGATGAGGAGTATGGACTTTTAGATGTCAGCAGAAAAGATGCCTCTTTTGTTGAATATGCTCATCATAATATGTGGCCTCATGTAAAATTGTATAGTTTTGCTGATGGCTTAAAACTGTTATGCATGGAGTTCTTCGGTCTCACTAGAAGCCAAGTATATGGCACTGACGACGATAAAAATACGCAGACAAAAGTCCTATGGGAGGACATTCCGACTTGGAGCAATAGCAGTCTTAATAAAAATAGAGGAGCCATGACCTCCAGAGAGTTATTGCAGTACTTTGGAACTGACATCATGAGGAAGATGTACAACAATGTTTGGGTAGAATACGCAATCAAAACTATAACAAGAGAAAAGAGCGACCTAGCTATAATAGCGGATGTGAGATTCCCGAATGAGGTAGAATCCATAAAGGACGCTGGAGGCAAAGTGATAAGGCTGACTAGAGAGTTTGCTCAGGATAGTCACTCAAGCGAAAACGCCCTCGATAAAGAAAACTACGACTGGAGCAACTTTGACTACGTGGTCAATAATACAGACATGACTAGCCTGTTTACTGCTCTGGACAAAATCTATAGTGAACTGGAGATCACATGTTAGTGACTTACATAAGAAGTTCAAGTTTTAATAATTATTCTTACTGCCAGATGCAGTACTTTTTGACCTACGTTCTTGGGCATCAATCTACATCTGGAAAGAAGGCTCAACTAGGAACAGTTGTTCACAAGGTGATGGAGGTCTTAGCAGGCTGCCAGCATCTGCAGCAAGATGGGAAAAAGATGTTGTTGTCTGATGACGCTTTGGGCGACATAAAATTCAATCGCAAGAAACTAAAGAGCGAAGACTTTGTAAACGATATTTTGCAACAAAGTTTTGATTGGTACACAAGTAACTGTACTCATAAGTATACCAAGTCTGATTATAAATTCTGTAAAGATTTAACTTGGGAAGCTATTGAATACAACAATGGACTGTTTGACCCTAGAAATAGAAAGATTGTTGCCGCTGAGCCTCACTTTGATATTGAGATAGAAGAAGACTGGGCTAAGTTCGATTACGAAATGCCTGATGGACAAAAAATCACAGGAAACTTGGCAATAAAAGGGACGATAGACCTTGTAACTGAAGTAGACGATGGTATAATAGAGGTCGTTGACTGGAAGACGGGAAGAAGACTTGACTGGGCAACAGGTGAAGAGAAGACATACGAGAAGCTATGTTCAGACCCCCAATTATTACTATATAATTATGCAATATCAAAATTATTTCCTGACTATGAGCAGTCAATTATGACGATATTCTTTATTAGAGACGGTGGGCCATTCTCAATGTGCTTTGACAAGAAAGACCAAGAGAAATTTTTGGAAATGTTAAAACTAAGATTCCAGCAGATCAGCAGGAATCAAGAGCCAAAGCCCATGTCTTACTCAAGAAATCACTGGAAGTGCAACAAGCTTTGTCATTTTTATAAGAACAACTGGGAAGGCACAGACCAAAATATGTGTATATATATAGAGGAGCACCTTAAAAAACACGGAATGGACGAGACAGTAAAAAGATGCACCGCAGAGGGATTTAGCGTGGGCCACTATGAGGCTCCGGGATAAGGAAAATACTATGATTCAAGTAGAAATCACAGAGGACATGAAGAAAAGAGCATGGGCCAAATCCAGAGAGATGGGAGTTATTAAGAACTCCATTATGAAGGGTGATGGCAATATAGCTGGCTTCATTGGTGAAGAGGTTGCAAACGTAGTCATAGAAGGTTCCATAAGTAATACTTATGATTACGACATTGTAGATAACGACGGGATTAAATACGACGTTAAAACAAAAAGATGTACCTCACAACCAAAGCCATACTATGACTGCTCAGTTGCTAATTTTAATACAAAGCAACAGTGTGATAGATATGTCTTTGTAAGAGTAGAAAACAAAAATAGAAGGTGGGGAAGGGCTTGGGTTCTTGGTTGGCTTGGGCACGACGAATACTTCGAGAAGTCCCGACATTTAAAGAAGGGGCAGATAGACCCCTCAAATAATTTTGTTGTACGAGCAGATTGTCACAATGTTGCAATTTCAGAACTCAACGAATTTAGGAGATCAAAATGCTAGACTTTATATACGATAGAAGAAATTTCTTGCGAGTGGGGAGTATTGGCGCTGGATTAAGTGCTGTTGGTTTGTCTGATTACGCCTTAGCCCAAGACGCTCTGTCGTATGAAGATAAAGCCGTTATTTGGGTATGGCTTGGAGGAGGGCCAACTCAGTTTGAAACATTCCACGCCCCTAACGATACAGTTCCAACTGAATGGCAGCCAATCAATGGAGCTATTCATGACCCAAAGACAAATATAACTCTTGGCGCTGACTGGACAGAGCTAGCTAAACACACAAGCAAGCTGAATGTAGTCAACTCTTTTAGCCATAAAGATTCATCTCATAGGCAAGGTACTCACTTCATGATGACTGGGCATTATAACCCAGAAAGAACAACTACATCTATAGCCAAGTACCCTTCTTTTGGTTCTATTGTTTCCGCTGTCTATGGTGCGAATCACCCCCAGAATGGAGTACCAACTTATGTTAAACAAGGTAAAATTGAAGGT